CTGTCTGATTTCAATAATGCTGCCGACTGGCCATCGATCGCATTTTAGCGCGACGGTCTGCGTGATCAGTTTGATGCGTGCGTCGTTTTCTACTTGCCGGCGTCCTGCCGTCAGCAACAACGCCAACTCCGTATCAAAATCGGTGGTCGTTTCGCGAATTGCTGTTTTCAGGTCCGACAGCGAAATAGGTTCCACTGCCGGTTCCGACGTGACCGCATACACGGCGTGCACGTTCGACCGCTTTAGCGGTTGCGTTGACCCGCTGCCGTAGTTGTCGCCATGCACAAGTGTCATGCGTCTGTTTTCCTCGGTCGCCCGCGTCGCCGCTTCGGTTCATCATCGCCGAGCCACACAGCAACGCCATGCCTTACCAGTGTTGACATGACGCCTTGCGGTAGCTGGTCATCAATCGTACCGGCGGCGCGACGGTGCCAGTCTCTCAGGAATTTGATCCGCGAAGTTGCAGATTGTTTTTTCGCCATTCGTGCACGTACTCATGTTTCGGCTGCAGGTTGTCATCGAATCCCGCGACCATTTCCTCAAGATGTCCGATTGATACCCGCGGTGCAACGTAAATGTTTTTTCCAGCAAGCCGCCATTGATGCCAGAACCAGATGTCATCATCGAGCCGATCGTCGCCCCACTCGCCATTTTCGTCCGGCTGCCCATAGAACCACGGCTTTTTAATTTGCAGCAAGTCCTCCACGCGAATCAGCGTCAGGCCGAAATGTGCCGTCGTCACGAGAAACGGATTTTTGTTGCTGACCGTAATTCCATCCGCCCCGCCTTTGGTTGCCAGCGGAAACGGTTTCCCACGTCGGCATTGCAGTGCGGCCAGTGCATCGATATGTGGGTTGCTGCCGAATTCAGTCATCAACTGCGACACATGATCCGCATTGAACAGTGAATCGCTGTCAACAGTCAGAATCCAGTCCACGTTCTGGCTGACAGCATCATCGAACATGCGTTGCATGCACTGACCCCAGAACACGCCCTGTGACGTCGCGAGCGGTATTCCGAGCTGTTTCAGTGACCCCTCGATGATTGACCGAGCAACTACTGCCTCGTAACGCGGCAGCGTCATGTATGCGATCACCTTGACGTCAAGTTCTTTTTCGGTCGTCGGCTGCCCGAGCTTTTCGCCTTCGAGATTTAGGCTGATCGGATGTGCCGCTGTGTCTGTGTTGTGCGATTCCCATCGTCGCACGTTGCCGATACCAGCATCCTGCATCACAGCTCGCAGCCTGTTTAGGTCGTATGCCGATTTGTGAATATCGTTTTCGTTTGTCTGCCCGCCCATCAAATAAAACAGCCGGTTTGGATCGCTGCTGGTCAGGCACTTGTCGACGTCCGGCACTGCAATGCGAATTCTGCCGCCCGGCTTCAGTACTCGCACCCACTCTCGCAACGCGTCTGATGCTTCACGGAAGGTGAAATGCTCCAGAATATGGCTGGCGCGGATTTCATCAACGGAATTGTCAGCATACTGAAGCGGGTACGCCTCTTGCCCAAACTTGCGATCGATCGGCGTGAACCCATCAATCTGCGTGTCACCCGCTCCAATGTTCAACTTCACAGACACTCGCTTCTCACACACAAAAGATTGACGTGCGTTTTCGCAACCACTGTATAACCTTTGTCAGCAGCCAGCCGCCGCAGAGATGTCTCGCCGGCCTGCTGCCGATACTCGCCGCCTCTTGGCGGAATGTAATCATGCCCCATCGACCAGTGAAATTCCACCAGCATCACGCGGGGCGTGTAGTCTTTCAAATCGTGCCACAGCCAATAGTCTTGGCCGTCGATGTCGATGATCCCAAGATCTGGTTCGGCAGGTATCGGCGTACTTGCCAGCGTGTCATCAAGATTGCTGCACGTCTCGTGAATACAAATGCACTGCTTGGACTCGTAGTCTTTCAGCTTTTCAAATTCGGTGTCACTCGATTCGATCAACACAGCATTCCAGCCAGACTCACGCCATTGCAGTGAGTTTGAATAAAAATAGCCGTCTGCCGCTCCAATTTCGAAACACCATTGATTTTTGATTCCGATCGCCGCAAATGTCGCAGCGATCAGACCATCTTCGCCGAACTGCGAGTACCGATTGGCACCGCAGCCGGCGAGAAATGGCAACTCTGCACAGTAGTGCAGACTCTGAGGCAACTGCCTAGACATACACGACCACGTCGCCGGCATCAGTAGTGCCAGCAGGCCGCTCAGTCTGCCGCGACAGCGTTGCTACGGCTGCAACTGTCACGTTGTCGTTGGTCGTCGTTTCTGTGGAAACAGACAGCCGCAAGTAACGCTTGCGGCCTCGCATGTCGACGCCGTAGGTGACTTCCTTCGCACCAGTGATGTCTTCCGCAGTGCGGTCGGCAGTCACCGTGGCAAAGTTGGTTACGACTGTGTCATCGCTTTCGAGCAATGACAGCGTCGGTCCGACAGCGTTGGTGTTGATTTCAGACGCCAACGCAACGCGAACAGTCGCGTACGCGGCACCTTGACAATCCAAATTTGCTGTCACTGTCGCACTGTTGGTCATGGCTTGTGGAGCCAACAACAGCGAGTCAGTGACCAGCCGTTCGTGAAGTGGCATATTTGATCCCCTTTAGTGGGTTGCTTGTAAACGAGTCAGGCAGCCAGATTAGCTACTTGCCATTTGCAGACCGCAGATCGGCCCGGCTTCCGTGTTGCTGCCGTAGTCGTGGACGTTGATGTCAAATCGCTGCGTGCCTTTGACGCCGATTTGATCCCGTTCCCACAGGCTCTGGCTGTTGATAGACGCTTGGTCGCTGAAGGAAATTGTTTCCTGTCGACGATCTCCGAAGCGAGCACCCATCATGAAGTTACCAAACGTCACAGGAATCTGGTCGTTCGCTTCCGTGCTCGGCATAACCTGCGAGAATTGCACAGGATATCCCAAGAACATCGGCACCAGTCGACCGTTGACGATCTCCTGACCAGTTGTTCCGCCTGATGCCAAGATCAGTCGGACCATCACGGTGTAATAGAACGTCTTGTGACAGACAAACTGAGCCTGCCCGGGAACGTCAGCGTAAACCGGCAGAGCACCGATCAGGCTTTCGAAGTTAGCGAGCGTCAACTCGCTGTAAGCATTCCCGGCACCCAGCACAAGACCTGGTGCAGTTCCTGCGGTCAGCTCATCAAGCCGCGTTCGAATGCCGACGATGCCGCCATAAGTCGACGTTCCGGTTCCGTTAAAGCCGCACTCATCTTCCTTGTTGGCAAATGCGTAGCTGATTTCACCAGCCAGCATATCGCCGAAGTTGATGGCCGCGTCCTCACTCAGTTCCGAACTCATGCGAGTCAGTGCCACGAGCTTCTTCGCCGTCAACGTGACGTCGTCAAACGCTGCCGTCGACTCGGTGCCGGCACTGTTTTCGCCAACAAAATACGCCGTCAGGCCGGAAGCCCAGCGAGGATCGTTGCGAGTGTCAGACGTCATCGGCAGGTATCGCATGATGCGGCGAGCCACACCGTACATTTCACGCAGCCGGATCAGGTCGTTGCCGAATTCATCTGGCACGAAAACGTGGCTGCCTGACGTGTCGTCAGCGCCCTCGCCGTGCCCCATCATCGGCACCCCGAACTGATCCGCAGCAAACTGCCGGATCGTGCGGAATGCACCGCCGAAGTGCTGCGGCATATCATTGGCAAGCTTTGCCATTGCCCATGCACCGAAGCGATAAGCCCGCTCGGCTGCTGGCATGCCGTCGGTTTCGCCGCTGAAATGCTGCAGCGTGCCGTAGCGTTGCGTAATCTTCGGCCGCTGTGGCTGGTCACCACCGATTTTGGCGTCGAAGTTCACGCCGTTGGCGTTGTTGATGCTGGCGGTGTGATCGGCGAAGCCCTGCAGGCGCTCAAACCGAGCGGAGATCTGCTTATCTCGCTCGATCAGTGCTTTGATATTGCCGTCAGCTTCTTCAGCCTTTGCCAGCAATTCATCGGCCTGAGCCTGCACACTGTCGTCGAATTGCCCGTTTTCGCGAGCGGAGTCCAGCAGGTCTTTCGCCTCCTGCCGTGCGTCCTCACGCGTTTTGCTCAGCGTTTCAAGCTGAGCCTTGATACTTGGCATTGTTAGCCCCTTGTAATGTGCTGGGGCTAAATGCAAACACGGCAGCAGCCACCAGCAACCACAGAAATGGTTACAGGACGCCGACGCCGTGTCTTTGCTCGGATCGTTCGTCAGTTGCTCGCAGCTCGCGTCTTTGCGCGTCACATGCGAACGAGATTGTCAGCCAGCATAGTAGCCGCTAATTCAGCTCCGAGTCAACAGATAATTTGAGCAGACGCAATCTTGCGTTGTACGGATTGATCGTCGCAGCCGGCCGCGATGCTGCCGCTGCACGCTTCGGAATGTCGATCAGCTCGTGGATGTAACCGGCCTCAAGTGCCTCACGAGCATTCATTCGCACGCCGTCACCTTCCGGACCGAGCAAATCCGCTTTGACTTTCTCCAAACTTTGCCCGCTCCGTTCCGCGTAGATCTGCTCTAACTCCGCGTCGAGCTTTTCCAGCATCGTCAAAGCGTCTCGCAGATCAGCCTGATGCCCGTAGGCGAGCGTCATGCTGTAATGCGGCTGGTATTGTGCAGATGGATAGGCTCGCACAGTATCGCAGCCCAGCACAATCAGGCTTGCCGCACTTCCAGCGGTACCTTCGATGATTGCCGTTGTCGTGCCGGTGTGAGAGGCAAGAGCGTTGTAAATTGCCAACCCGTCATATGCCAGCCCGCCTGGACTATTGACCCGCACCGTTACTGGCTTCCCGCGTTGCTTTGCCAGTGCGGCCGACACCGTCTGGCTGTCAGTGCCGGTGTAATCGTCGCCGACGATGCCGTGCAAGAAAATCTCCAATTCCTCGCCGGCGTCCTGCATGAACACGCCAATCGAGTATTCGCTTGGCATTCGGTCGCGTTGATCCTGCGACAGCCGCGGCAGTGTGATCGTTCTCATTTGACTGACCTTCTCAAATCATGCACCAGTTTCTCAGTCCGTCCATCCCACGACGCCACCAGTTCCTGCACGGTGTCGACAAATGTGCTGGATGTGCTGCAGCCAGCCGCGTCGAGCAGTTGCCGCTTGCTTTCAGCAGCATACGTCAGCTTGACAGCGTGACACTCTGCTGAACTGAGAGCCGTAACGCTTTTTTGGCACCAAGCGTCGTAAAAGCCGTCGATCCACTGACAGAAGTTGTCTTCCTTCTTCGCAGCCGCTACGACACGCATTCGCTCAAATCGCACCGCGTCCGTCACGCTCGATTCGATCAGGGCTTGCAGTATGTCATCAGCCTCGTCTGGCGGCTCGGTTGTGTCTGGCGTGCTCATCGCGTCTGTGTCCTCAGCTTCGGCATCAAACGGCATCCAGTTCGCCGGCCGATACCGTGCGTCGCCATTTTCAACGGCTGGCATGTTGAACATCTTGCGAGCCTCGTTCAGGCTCAACACACCAACCTCCATTTGGCCGCGAATACCGTCCACCTTTTCCTTGAACTGCATCCGAATCTGAGCTTCACGGTTGAATTCAATGAAATGCGTGGCGCGTTCCTTTTCTCGCTCCGACAGCAACTTGCAATCCAACTCTGACTCCCATTCCGTCAGCCACGGACTCAGCGAGTGCACCAAATAACTCTGATTCTCCTGCTCAAGGCTGTTGTGACTAGTCCGCGTTTCGTCCCCGAGCAAATGCGGAGGCACGCCGAGGATATTCGCAACCGTTGTTCGCACCTCAAATCCGCGTGTTTGCAGGAACTGAGCTTGTTCAGGTGCGATGGTCATCTGCTGGAATTTCACGCCCTCTTGCAGCAGTGCCACTTTGTGAGCATTAGTGATGCCCTCATACATAGAATCCCATGCCTGCATTGTGTTGCGGATCTTTTCCTCGGAAAAGTGCCCGGGCACCATCAGCAGCCCGGACATGTTCGCGCCCTGCCCGAAGAATCTGCCGCCGAATTGCTGAGCTGCCATGCCGACACCGAGTGCGTCTGCCATGATGTCAAGAATTGCATACCCCGCAATCCCGTTGTGGCTCAACCCTTTAATGTGCAGCACGTTGCGCCCCGGCAGCTTAACCTGTGCACCGTCGATCGTCGCACAATACCACAGCTCACCATCGACATAGCGAATCAGCGTTGCCTGCGGATCGAGCGGCCACAACGCTACCGGCTGCATTCGCTCGTTTCGCTCAATCGCCGCGTAACCGTTGCCAAACAGCAACGCGTGAGCTTGCAGCGTCTGGAATAGCTTATGGGCCAGCAACACTGGCGACGCTTCGCGTTTGATCAATCGCTGTGCCGGATGGATGGTCGCAATTTCCCGATCGTCATCACCTGTGCGTCGATAGACGTTCCGAGGCAGACCGGCAACGCTGTTGGAAATCAGATTGATACCGCGAAAAAACGGAGCGTATCCGACGACGGATTTGTGACTGACACGCACACTTGATGCCGCAGTGCGTCCAGACTGAAAAACGGTATTCCACCGTTCGGATTCCATCGGCGAAATAGCGTGCGGATGCGTTGGAGTTGCGTTGACCAACACTTCTGTAACACCAAATTCCATCACGCCACCTCAGCGACTGCTGGGCCGAAGGTGTCTTGATACACCTGCTCCAGCCCAGCTCGAAGTTGCACCTTTGGTCGCCAGCCCATAGCGTGAATCTGGCTCGCGTCCAGCAGCTTGACAGGTGCGCCGTCAGGCTTGCTGGTGTCGTAGTAAATGTCGCCGGTAAATCCCACCACGTCAGCAATCGTTTCCGCCAGTCGCCGAATACTGACGCCGTGTCGCGGCCCGATGTTGATCAACGGCAAATCACCCGGTTGATCCAGCACGCACACTATAGCAGACGCCAAGTCGTCGACGTGCAGAAATTCTCGCAGCGGATTGCCAGTGCCCCACACTGTCACACTCGGAGCGTTGTTTTGCACAGCTAGAGCGAATCGCCGCATGAGCATAGCCACGGCGTGTCCTGTATCTGTATAATTGTCGCCCGGTCCGTACAGATTGCACGGCATGAGGCACTGATAGTTGACGCCGTAGCTGTGTGAGTAATGCCTGCACAACTCAGCACCGAGTGATTTTGCCAGTGCGTAGCCTGCATTTGTAGGCTCGAGCGGACCTGTCAGCAGCGACGATTCCCGCATTTCGCCCTGTTGTAATGGATAAGCACAGGCACTGCCAAGGTATATCAGCCGATCAACGTGATTCTGCGATGCGGCATGAATGACGCTTAAAGCCATGCACGCGTTATCGTGCAGGAATGTGGCCTGATTAAACCTGTTTGCTTCGATTCCACCAACTAAACCAGCCGCCATGATGATGACGTCAGGTCTTGCTTCACAGATGCACTGTTCCGCGCGATGCTGCCGCGTCAGGTCGTACAAATGCCGCTGCGGCGTCAGTATCCGCGTGAATCCGTCAGCTTTTAGCCGACGCACACATGCACTGCCGACCATTCCAGCGGCACCCAGCACCATGATTTTCACGCTTCGGTCTAGAATAACACCACCCCGCCGCCGTTGCTCGAGTAAACACTGGACTCATTGCCGTGCTCTAATTGCAGTGCCAAGCCCATCAGCATTGCACAAATGCCGTCGATCTTGTCTGCTGACTTGCCCTTATCTGGCCTGATGTTGCCGTTCGGATCTTCTTTCGCCGCTGTGTTGCCAGCCATCCACCGCAACACCTGATTGCCGTCGTGCTGGAACTTGCCGTTCGCTACCCAGCTCAGCAGCTTTTTAAATGGCTCATTGTAAGTCCCAAACGTCTGCGGCATTTTGACCAGTGCGTGTGCCGGAATGCCGTTTTCCTTGAGCAGCTGCGTCACCCCAGCCGCGTTCCACGGGTCAAAGCCGATGAACTGAACGTCATACTCGCCGCAAATTTCCGTCACGCGATCAGCCAGATATCGCACATCGACTTCGTTGCCGTCCGTCGTCTCGACGTGTCCCTGATCAGCAAACGCTCGCACCATCCGCTGATCTTGGCCCGCTCGCTGGTTGACGTTGTCTTCTGGAATCCAACACCACGGTAGCACCTTGATCCCGCCGTCATCTTGCGGAAACACCAGCACAAACGCTGTCACGTCCATCGTGCTGGACAGGTCTAGACCAGCAAAACACGGCTGGCCGTGCAGGTCATCTGCTGTGTATTCCGTTTTGCAGTCATCCCATTTGATCATCGGAATGACTCGTGATTCCTGTTCAGTCCACTGATTCAGGTGCAGCCGACGAAACGTGTTTTCAAACGCTGGGTTTTCTTCTGCCCTTGCGGCCTGTTCTCGCAGGTATTCGCGACTCACTGCGACGTCTAGGCATGGATTGCTGCGTTCCCACGTTGATTCGTCCCGCCAGTCCTCGTGCGGATCGACGCCGTAGATGACCGGGTGGAACGAATCGTCGACGATATTACCGTCACGCACGCTTTTCGCGTACTTGTGCAGCTCCCAGCAAATCGACGATCGATCGTGCCCAGCTGTTGTGATTGCGATTGTCAGCGGCTGCTGCCTAGCACCGGTGGATGTGTCCAGTACATCCCACAATTCGCGATCTGGCTGCGTGTGCACCTCATCGAAGATAATCCCGTGTGCGTTGAATCCATGTGCCCCGGCCGCGTCTGCACTTATTGCCCGATAGAAGCTGTTGGTTTTCGGGTGAATGATCCGTTTGACGCTGTCGCGAATTTTTACGTGCTTGCTCAACACAGCAGACTTCCGCAGCATTTCCGCGGCCATCGAATACACAAGCGACGCCTGATCGCGAGTGCTGGCAGCTGAATAAACTTCAGCACCTTCCTCAGCGTCGCACAGCAGCAGATACAACGCCAGCCCAGCAGCCCACGTAGACTTCCCGTTCTTCCGCGGGATCTCGATGTATGCTTTGCGGTATTTGCGGAATCCACCAGCACGCTTCCAGCCGAACAGATCCCGCACGACTTGTTTCTGCCAGTCCATCAACTCGAACGGCTGATTTGCAAGCGCACCTTTGACGTGAACAAGGCAGTCTGGAAAGAATCCCACGGCCCGTTCTGCGGCTGTTTTGTCGTAGTAAGTTTCGCTCGCTGTCATCCAAGATACTTCGATTCAATATTGTCAGCTTCGTCTTGCTGCACTGTCGATTCCATCCGCTGCCGGCTCAGATGATTCAACCCCAGATCATTGCCGTACGAACGCACTTTTGCCCATGCCTGCGATGACACGTTGCAAGCCGGGTTTGCCACGAGCTGGCCCTGTGCACCTTCGACTAGCATTCCGTGCCGCTTCACTTCCTTGTCCGCCTCTTTCGCGACTTGGTATTGCCGGCACAATCCTTCAAGGTGCGTCGCGTCAACTTTGTCGATAATGCCTAACCGCGTCAGTCCGTCGACGATTTCTTTCCACTTGCGGCCGGCAATTGATGACACAGCGAATGGGCAACGAGGTTTACCTTGATCGCGAGGCGGATTTTTCTTTGCCCGGTCT